TGGCGTCGGCCGTGCTGGGATTCAGCATCACCCACAGGACCTGCCGCATGCCGATGAGGCCGAGGCTTCGGCGAAGCGTGTACCGGTACTGTCCGCAGGGGCTGAGGATGGCGTTGCTCATCGCCGAGCCTCCGGCGACGCGATGCCGGGCCGCATCCTCGTGTCTGCGCCGATAAGATTTAGATGCCAGTTCGCGAGCGCGGCCGCGGTGGTGATGATGTGATGGAGTCGCTTGTCGGCATGCTTGGCCGCCACCTCCAGGGGCTCGGGCAGAGAGTCGGAATCACGGGCGTCATCCGCCAGCTTTCCGGAATGCAGTGCCTTGCCAGCTAAGTACCCCACCAACCAAAACCAGTCGGCATCGGTCTTTCCATCGTCGTGTTCCGCCGCCCATCGCTCGCGCTGGTGTGCGGCCTCCAGTTTCACCGCCTCGAGGAAGTCGGCGGTGTGCGGGGTATTGATCAGGCCCTCAAGCCGATCCATCTCGGCGACAATCATCAAGACGAAATCCGTTGGCAGCATCGCTGGCGCGTTGCCTTCAGTCACCCGGCGCCGAAGCACGGCCAAGTTCGCGCGCAGTGTCGGATTCACAGCGCCGTCCTCCGCGCCGCCATCAGCCCGATGACTACCGGCCGCACCCAGATCGGCGTCGCGCCCAGGGCGAAGGTTTCACCGCTCCACGCCAACAGCAGCGTGCGGTAGATCTCGCTGGCGATGGCCTCGGCCGAGTCCGGCGGCACCATGTTTCCGATGTGCTCGCGCCACATGGAGTCGGACTGCCCGTCGAGGACGAAAGCATTCCCCAACGCCGAGTGGTGCGGGTCCGCAGTCCACAGTTCATCCGGATCGATCAGCGACTGCAGCGCCGCCAGTTCCAGAGTCGTGAACGGCCGGTGCCAGGTGTTGTCGAGCGCGCGGATGACAGCGACGCACTTGGTGTTTGCATCGGGCAAACGAGGATCGGCGACGCTGCCGCGGCCGTTGTCGTGGCTCAGCGCGGAGCTGACGGTGCCGCCCGGTTCGTCCCACGGCACGACACCGTAGAACCCGTTGCCATGGTAGGCCTCGCCCTTGGCGGCGCCGCGGTAGCGCGGGTCCGCCACCGAGAGCCAGCCACCTTGCACGCCCTTGCCGCCTGCGATGACGGTTGGTGACGCTTCGTCGGCGCTGACCACCCGCAGGTTGCCGCGACGGTTCTCCCATGCTGGCCGAGGATCGGCGACGGACAGGGCGCCGGAGCCGACACGATCCGAGCCGGTGACCGCGCGCGACGGCCTATCCCATTTCTGCACTCGCAGCTTGCTCTCGTGTGCATTGGGGCCGTGATTGGTGCGGGGATCTGCCACCGCGAGGCCGCTGCCGCTGACCGCACCGCAGCCGGTGATGGTCGGGCTCGCCTGGTTCATCCGTACGACACGAAAGGTGTTCTGAAAGTGAGGTGCGGAATCCACGCCGCGTGGATCGGAAACGGCGTATGGACCTGTACCCACGCTGACGTCCCCTTTCACGCAGGCCGCATGCTGATCCCATGGGCGCACACCGAGCTGAACGGACTTCGGATGACCATCCACGCGTGGATCCGCGACGCTGAACGGCCCGTTGGTGGGTAAGTTCTGCCCTGCCACGGTGCCACTCGGCTGATCCCACCGGCGCACGCCGAACGGTCCGCTGCGGTCGTACGCATCCGGCGCCAGTGCGTAGTCCCGCAGGAAGCCGTTCTCCACGGCCAGCTTCTGGAGGCTGCGCCAGTCCGAGCCGGCCTCCACGAACGCGAGCCGCACCCAGGTCTTCCACTGCAGCGCCGGGACTCGATGCATCGGCCCTGCGCCCGGATCGCCCGGCAGCGGCATCCGGCCGAGGATGTCGCCCACCGCGCGCAGCGGCCGCTTCGGTGGCTCGTAGAGGAAGGGCGGCACCTTCTCGACGTGGCGCGCCACCAGCAGGAAGCGCTTGCGGGATTGCGCGAGGTTGCCGAGTTCGCCGCAGTCGTGCGTGGTCTCGGCGCTGGCGTACCCATAGGCCGAGAGCAACTGCTCGATCTGGTCCAGCAGGTGGCGGCCACGGGTCGCGATGCGCGGCACGTTCTCGAACAGGATGAACTCGACCGGGTCGTCGGCGTAGGCCTCCAGCAGCAGCCACAGGCCGCGCAGAGCCAACTGGTTCAGCGCCTGGTACTTGTCCGTGCGGCTGCGCGCCTCGGGCGTGAGTCCACTGAACCCCTTGCATGGGGCCGACAGGAAGACGACGTTCGGTCGCTCATTGTGGAAGGCGCGGATGATGTCCGCCGGGACCGCCTCGCGCCAATCGGCTGGCGGCGGCCGGCCATGGAAGGCGATGTACTGATCGCGGCTGAAGAGGTCCAGCACCGTGCCCTGCACACCGGCGATACGCGTGAAGTCGCGGATCGCGGAAGCATCGTTGTCGATGCCGCCGATGCAGCGACCCTTCGCCAGCATCTTGCCGACGCGGGCGCTGCCCTTGTTGAACCCCTTGGCACCACCGGCGATGCCGCAGTAGATGTGGCCGTGACGGATTGCGCGAACGTCGAGCATCAGAGGTCACCGTCGTCGTCGATGTCCTGCCCAGCAGGCAGCGCCGCGATGGTGGACATCGCTGGCGGCGTGTAGGGCTTCAGCGGCGGCGTGCTGCGCGCCGCGTATCGCCGCGCGGTGGCTTCATCGCTCAGATTGATCGCGTAGATCGCGCCCTTGCCAAAGAGGCGCGTGTACTCGCCCTCCGGGTGGGGCACGTCGATGCGCACGAAGGTCTCGCCGCCGATGGTCTGCTCGGTCAGTTTGCCCGCGCAGGTGCTGTGGCCGAACAACTCGACCACGGCCCACGCCTCGAACTTCTCATCGCTCATGCAATCTCCTTCTCGGCCAGCGCCTCCGCCAGCCACGGGAATCGTTGGTGGATGCGCTGCTGCAGCCGGTAGCTGCGCGCATGGCGGAAGTGGCCCTGATACGAGGCCCAGCGCGCACGCAGGCCGTCGATGTCGGCGCGGGCGCTGATGCGCGCGCCGCGTACCCAGCGTCGGCCCCATGCTGCGAGCTTCGCGCGGCAATGACCGGCGACACGCCGGCGCACGACCAGGTGCGTCGGGTAGACGATGTAGCCGAGGAAGTCGACGCCGGCCGTGAGAGGCCGCAGCCGCTGGTCGGCCTTCAGCTCGAGCTTCAGTTCGTCACGGAGAAAGGCCTCGATCAGCCCACGGCATTCCTGCAGAAGCGCGTCGTCCCGATGGACCAGGACAAAGTCATCTACGTAGCGGAGGTATCGGACGCGGATCCCTCGCGCTGGTAAGGCGTGCTTGATGAACTGATCGAGGCGGTCGAGGTAGACGTTGGCGAAGAACTGGCTGGAGAGGTTGCCGATCGCGATACCGTGGCCAGCCGGGGCATTCTCCAGGCGCTTGTGCGGCGGCACTGCCTCGCGCTCGGCCGCGGTGCAGGCCCAGCGCACGCCAGTGCGCGCGATCGGCCAGGTCAGCAGCGCGTGGACGGCGCGCTGCAGGGGAAGAGGAAGGCCCGCTCGCTCCATGCGGACCTTGAGAAATTGGTACAGCGTCGGCCGGTGGATGCTGTTGAAGAAGTTCTTGATGTCCAGCTGCAGGTAGTACCCGCCACCTTCACCCGAATGGACCTGCCGCACGAAGCGCTGCAGGCGGCGGACCGCGGCGTGCGTGCCCTTGCCCTTCCGGTTGCTGTAGCTGTCGAAGATAAAATGCGGCTCGTACAGCTTCTCCAGCACGAATACGAGCAGCTGATGGACGACTCTGTCAGCGAAGGCGGGGGCGTGGATCTCGCGCGCCTTGGGCGCGTGAGCAATGAAGCAGGTGGGCGGGGACGGATGCCAGCAGAGGTTCAGCAGCCGTTCTTCCAGTTCGAAGATGCCGTCGAGCCAGAACGCCATGAAGTTCGCCATGTCGGTCGCGGGCTTCTTGCGTCGGCGCGCGCGCCGGAGCGCAGCGCGGAGGGAGCCGAACGTGGGCGGGTCGACACTCACTGGGGGCAACGCCCCGCGCGTGGTAGTGATTCGACTGGTGATTCCGGTTGGAATTGCCGTTGTCGAAGTTGACCGCCCACGCGTACTCCTCGCGGGAGACGCTAGCCCGGGCACTTCGGACCCGGCGGCACAGCCACTGGGGTAGTACCGCTTCGTCATGGATTTGCCCCTGTCGGGGCGGCCCGGGCACTCAGTGTCTGGGCACGCTGCCCGGCCGGTGGCCGGTCATTCTGGCCCGAATTCTTCCGCTCCTCGTTCAGCCACCCTCCGCACCGCTTACCCAGGTCGCGCACGAGGCGCGCGATCATTTCGAACTCGTCGCCACTGCGGAACGCACCGACCTCGCTGGCGTGCTGCATCCGGTCTTTCAACTCGTCGATCTCGTCAGAGAAAGCCTGGACCTGCTGCGTGCGGCGATAGCCCTCCTTCGTGAGGAAGGCCTTGCGCGCCGCGGTGACGACGGCACGAGCGCTTTGCTTCAGCTCGACGCCCACGTCGTACCGATCGGTGCGCGTGAAGCGCTCCTTGACCGCCTGGTAGATGGCAGCCTCGATATGCACCGCGCGCTGCCACAGGTCCGGAAGGTTCTTACGCATCGCTGCTGGTCAGCCCGTTACCGAAGACCGAGGGACTGACTGGGGGCAACGCCCCGCGCGTGGGAGCGAGCCGACTGGCGATGCCGGGCGGAATCGCCGTCGCCGAAGTCGACCGCCCACGCGTACTCCTTCAGATCCTTGGCAGGCGTCCTCGTCCAGTGGTAGCCGTAGGGCCCGCGGAAGTAACGCTGGTCGACGGCCGGGTCGCAGAGTTCGTAGTCGATGATCGAGAGCGTCTGCCGGATGTCCGACAGCTCGAACCGCACCTTGCGTAAGGTGAACGCGTTGAACAGTGCGATAGCTTCGGAGTGCGGCTGCCCGTTCTCGGCATCGCCCAGCACGTGCGTCCAGACGAGGCCTGTCTCCTGGTCCTGCGTGAGGAACCACTCTGCGTCCGGAATCTCCACGTCCGACCCCTGCACCAGGTCGGATGTCACCCGCAGGTAGCGACCGTCGGCGGTGGACAGACGCGCCGGGATGTCGGCCGCGACCTCGATGCTCTGCTGCCCGTCCAGCGCGAGAAGTGCTTCGAGGAGGTTGGCCGCATCGCGCAGGCGCTGCGGGTAGGAAGGCGCCACGGTCCTGACGGCGCCGACTGCTGCGGTGGGGGTGGGTGCCATGGTCACGCCACCTCACCGAGATCCAGGTACTGACTGGGGGCAACGCCCCGCGCGTGGTAGTGATCCGACTGGCGAACCCGGTAGGAATCGCCGTAGTCGAAGTAGACCGCCCACGCGCACTCCTCGGGGTCTTCGGCATCGGTCGTGCGCGTCCAGCTCGACCAGTTCTCGCGGATGTCCGGGAAGTACTCGACCGGTGCGCTGGGCCACAGCGAGCGATCCGACAGCAGCGTCGCTTCCTCGTGCGTGGCCGCCTGGATCGGCACGACGCCGTAGGCCTTGCGCGCGTCCGCCGCGGCGATCGCTTCCTTCCACGGCAACGGCTCGCCGATGGCGTAGGCCTCGAAGATCAGCGTGACCTCGGTGCCGCCGATCTGCCGGCGCACCAGCACAAGTTCGTGCCGGTCGGTGAAGTCGGGCGGCGCGATGACCAGACGGTCATTGCGCAGGATCAGCTTGTCGTAGCGGACGCTCATGGTTTCTCCTCAGGCGGGGTAGGGGCCCGCCGGCGGCGGGTCTGCATCGGGTTCGGGTTCGAAGCCCTCGATTGCGCACGCGGGGCAGTCGCTGTCGACGGGCACGCCGTGCTCGCAGCGAGGCTCGTGGCTTCGGGCGGCGCACATTCAGGGCATCCTCCCGAGTTCGGAGACGACGACGGCGCGGGTGTCGCTGAAGTCGCGCCAGGTGATGGCGGCGAGGGCGCCGACGCCGGCGAGGACGGCGCAGCAGAGGAGGGCTTCGGCAACTTGAGGCGCCAGGCGGACCAGTGCTGACCCGCCGGCCCGACGACGCCCGGAATCCCCTCCAGCAGTCCGCGCTTGTACGCGATCCAGCACGCCTGCTGGCTGATCTGCTCGCAGGGGAAGCCGTCCTTGCTGTAGAGCTTCCACGCGTCGATCCCGCGCGCCTCCACCCGCACCAGGCGCAGCGTCGCGCCGCGCGCCAGCCGGCCGAGAAGTGAAGGCAGGGCCGCGTTGTGGCGCTGTGCCATTCACCGCTTGCCCCCGCGGATGACTTGCATGCGACTGACCAGCTCGCGCCGCGCGCCTTCTCGCCGCAGCGCCTTCATGCAGTCGAACTTGATGCCGGCCAGGCGCAGCTGCTGCGCGAACCACCACGTGGCGCGCTCCTTCTGGTGCTCGGTGCGCAGGTCCGCGCTGAGAAATCCTGCCGCGCGCCGCCTGCGGTACGTGGCCATCAACTCGGCCAGGCGCAGGTCCGCGGACCGCACGGCACCGAACTTCAGGTGGTGGGCACCCGCGTACATCACGCCGCCTTACCGAGATCCAGGTACTGACTGGGGGCAACGCCCCGCGCGTGGCAGCGACCCGACTGGCGACCCCGGCCGGAAAAGCCGCCGCCGAAGTGGACCGCCCACGCGTACTCCTCGCGGGAGAGCGGCGCGCACTTCGTGCTGGTCCATTCCCAGTAGTTCGAGCCGAACCGGAAGAAAGTCTTGTCGATCACCGGCGACCAGAGGTTGTCGTCGATCATCAGCTGCACCTCGAGGCGCGACAGGGATGGCGCGCCCTCGCGCGGCGGCAATCCGCAGATCGACTGCTCGGAGGCGACGCGCATCGCGTCAGGCCAGGGGCCGTAGAACCCTTTCACCGGATCGGCAGCGATGATGATCTGCAGGGCCGGCACGTAGACGCCCTCCCATTTCTTTGCCTTGGTGGGCAGGACGTGTCCGGCCTTCACGCTCTTGGTGTCGACCTTGAACAGTTGCAGCGGCAGGTCCGGCAGGAACAGGGTGGTGGCGGCATTCATGGGCGGCGAAGCTCCTGATAGCGAGTGGCATAGACCTGCTGCAGTCGCGGATCCGCGAAGCGGTTGCAGGCGAGAGGGAAGCGGTACGTGACATCGCGCGCGGCGGTCGCGGTGGCTTCGGCGAGGGCTGCCGCCTCGGTGGTCGCGCCGGTGGTGCCGATGGCCGACAGGCGCAGGCGATGGTTCTCGCGCGGAACGCCGATCACGGTGAGTAGCCCGACGACTCGGCGCGTTCCTTGATCTCGCGCGTGACCTGGGCCGCGAAGGCCGCGGGGTCGAGTCCGCGCAGGGCCGGCTCACTCGCCTGCAGATTGATGATGTCCTGGGCGGTGGGTTCGCGTGGCGCGGCGCCCATTGCCTGCAGCCGCATGTAGTGGGCGATGGCCGCCTGAAGGTGCCACCAGTTCAGGAAGCGGAACAGCAGGGCACGGAAGTACGCGCGGATCACGGTGACTCCTTGGGTTGGGGATCTGTGGCCCCCTTCGAAAGGGTGATGACCTTCTCGATGCGATCGAGCCGCGTGTCGAGCGCGGAGCAGAGCACGGACAGGTTCACCAAGATCATGGCAGTCGCGCTGTCGTCGACGATGAGCGCGATGACCGAGCCGATAAGGCAGGTGAACATGGCCACGAGCATCACGGCTCACCCCTGAAGATGGCCGCGGCTTCGTTCATGCCGGCGATCTTGCCGACCGTGAACACCGAGAAGTACGAGGCGGCGGCGATGATCACGACGCAGGTCCAGTACACGATGGCTCGTGCGCGCTGGCTCACAGCGCCACCTCGGCAGCGGCCAACGCCGCAGCCACGACTGCGCCAGCCTGGCCGAGGATCGTGCCGGACTTGTTGGCAGCGACCACGTCGAAACGCAGCGCCAACATGCGGACCTGCTCACGGGCCGCGCGACCTTCTTCGGTAAGCCACTCCGGCTTTCCGAATCGCGTGTACGTGGCGGTGTTCAGGAGCTGGCCAACAGCGCGCAGCGCTTCCACCAGTTCAGGCGCGTTCTCGATGCGAGCGAGCGCCGCACCGGAAATGACCTGCGCCACGCATCCACCACCGGCGTCACGAATCAGAAACGGGTCTTCGGTGTCGCGCGTCCACGGCCCTGGTGCGTGGCGCCAGTCTTCGGAAGCAACCTCAGTTGCGTCGACCCCGGCGGCGCTCATGCCGCCTCCAGTTCACGCGATTCGCGCAGCGCTGCCTGGGCACTGACGAAGCGCTCCTGCGCGGAGAGGACCATGCGACGCGCCCGGAGGCGCGCGCGTTCCTCGATCTGCGCGGCGAGCGTTTCCGCCTGGCGGAGAGCCACGCCGGACTGAACGACTTCGTCGAGGAGTTCGAAATCCCGCGAGTCGGCAGTGGCGACATCAGCGGGCGTGAGCAGCGTCTTCATCCATCCTCCCGCCGGCGGATACCGGGGCGATGGGCGAAAACTACCAAGGTAGTTAAGGCAAGTCAACTACTAAAGTAGTTATCCCGGCCGCGCGATCCCAGCCGTGCAGACTTGATCGGCATTCAGCGTTTCCTAGATGGCTTCCGTGCGTTGTCGTCGCTGGGCGTTGGAAGACCCAGCATGTTCAGCACCTGAAGATTGGTCAACGTATCGCCGGTATCACTCCGACTTCTTCTTGCGAGACCTTTTTGGGCGTCTCGGATCACGGCGCGCGAGCAACCTCGCAACCCTGTCCTCGACCACCTCCACGATGTCTTGTATTTGTTCTTCATCGAGTCGGGAAATCCGCTCACCCATGCTGTTCACGAGAGCCTGCAAAAGAGGGTAGCCATGGACATGCGTACCGAGTCGCATCTCCAATACCAATTGCTGCTCACGTTCCTTCTGAAGCGCCACCGGGTCAGCGGCATCCAGTAGTTCTTCCACGCTGAGACCGAAGGCCCGTGCGATAGCGTGGATTTTTCGGCTCTCAGCCAAGCCGCCTGTCTCGATCTTCCCAATCAGTTGCTGCGACACGCCGGACCTTCGCGCGAGTTCCTTCTGGCTCCAGCCCTTGGCGTTGCGCAACGTCTTGATGCGATCTTTCAACACGACGGCGAGCCTACAAACGGGGTAGTAACCGGTAAAACAATATTGGTAGTTGCTGGAATAACTACCAAGGTAGTAAAGTCGGTCTTATGGCAAAGACCACCCCGACGATGGCGGCACTCGATCGAGCGATCGAGGCGGCCGGTGGGCAATCGAAGCTCGCGCGCCGGTTGCGCGAGCGCACCAACAGCAAGGTTCGCCAAGGGCACATCTGGGCGTGGCGCCACCGAACCGGCGTCGTGCCAGCGGAGTATGTACTTCCGCTTGAAGACCTCACGGGCGTATCGCGCCACGACGTGCGTCCCGATCTCTACCCGCGCGAAACAGGGACCTAGAGGAATGCAGTTCATGAGCGTGAAGGGTGGCACGGGCAGCTTTCCCCGGCCTTCCCCGAAAAATGGAAGGGTGGGGAATGGCTGAACAGATTGCCCTTTGGCATGACTGCCTGGAGGACGCGATCGGCGCGGCGATCATCTCGCTAGGCGGCCACAAGAAGGTGGCCAAGCTGCTGTGGCCTGTACTCGCGGAGACGAAGCCGGAGACGGCTTCGTCGCGGATCCGGAACTGCCTCAACCCGGAGAAGAACGACAAGCTCTCCCCCGATGAACTGCTCACCATCATGAAGCGCGCGGCCGGCGCTGGTGATCATTCCATCATGAACTACCTCGGCCGCGAGGCGCTTTACGAGGTAACGCCCGTTGCGCCGGCGGACGCTGAGAAGCGCGCGAGGGTCGCGCGTCGCAAGGCGCTACTGGCGGAACTGGCCAGGCTCGAGGACGAGGCTTGAGCGCCGCTCCAGGTCGTCGCCCGCACGACGCTCTTTTGTCGTACCTAGCGAGCGGCCGCGGTGATGAACGCGCTGAACATGCTCATCGCCAGCACGCCCAGGAATGTGAGCAGGAGTGCTGCAGGAATCGAGGCGACTACGAACTTCAGGATCAGCACCACCATCGATCCGAAAGGGATCTTGACGTCGGTGATGATGACTTCGGCTGGTTGCTGGTCCGTCATGGCGAACTCTCTGTTGCTGTTGTTGTGGGCGGCCTCAGGCTACCACGAGGGCGAGTGCGCCTAGGCGAGCGCCCGCCACAGTCGCTGCACCAGCGTCTCGCGGACCAGGTTGTGCGTCCAGCCCATGCTGTTGGCGCTGTCGTTGTGGGCCACGGCGCGCAGCGCCTCGATGTCGCTATCGGTGACGCTGCGGTACACCGCCTGCAGTCCGTCTTCCAACTGCACTTCCGTAAGCCCCGAGTCCAGCAGCTTCGAGTAAGCCGCTATGTACTCGTTGCGCCGCGCAGCCTTCTCGCTGAAGTCGCCCAGGATGTCGATGAACCCAGCCACGGCCACCACGATCCCAGCGCCTGCTGTGACCAGTGGATGGGGATGAATCAGCGTCGCGAGCGCAGCGCTGCCACCCAGCAGCGAGATCACGGCAGCGCCGTACTTGAGCTTGCGATACCAGCGGCGGTGCAATTGGTTCAGGCGAATGGCCTCGCAGATGTCAGCGCGGATTTGCGCACGCGGCCGGGTGGTCATGGCATCACTTCTCCTTGGGTGGCGGCGGCGGCGTGTTCGGCCGGTAGGGCACCTGCGTCTTCACGTCACGTTCTTCGGTCACGGGCGGCTCCTTTGCTGAAGGGTCTTGGTTGTGTGGCAACGACAAGCCTAGCACTGGAGCCGCCCACCTCGACCCATACACAGGCTGCCCGATGAGCGAACTGATCGAGGGGAGTGCGGATGACGCAGGTCGACGAGGCAGCACGGCCCGCGTCGGGACAGCCAACGCCGCGCAGCCTTCGCTCGGCGCTCGCCGATGTTTACTGGCACGAAGCAGCGATCTCCACAACACCGGAGCGCAGGGCGCTGTATCTCGCGCGGTACGAAGCGATACGACAGTCCAGCGCGCCGGCGGCCTGACCTCGGCGGACCATTTCCGGAGCTGGTGCACGTGACGCTTTGCGGCCACAAGTTCCTGCCGGTTGATCCCGCAGAATTCACTGACCGTTCGCGCCCACGCCGCGGCCGCAAGTCCGGGCTGACGGAAGAGCGTGCCGCCGTGTTGGCGGATGCGATCCGTGCCGAGCAGGAGTTCCTCCGCCGGTACGGCACCAAGGTCCTGGCTGGTGAATGGGACGTCAGGCCTGCGACGGTGGCAGGGTGGCGGCAGCAGGTGAGGGTGCGCCTTGCCGCAGAGGCATTGGCCGCGAGGCGCCGCCGATGAGCCACGCTTCGAACACATGGGCCAGGCGCATCGACAACCGCGTCTTCGAACAACAGGACGAAGCCGGCCGGTCGTTCCAGCCGGCGCTGCTGAAGTTCCTGCTGGTGGAACTCGCCGATTGCGAACAAGGGAACACGGGGCTGGTGTTTCCGTCGATCGCACTGCTCGCCGAAAAGACGCTGATCGACCGCAAGGCAGTCCAGGTGTACCTGCGCGAACTCGTACGGCGCGGACTGATCAATGACACCGGCGAAAGGCAGGGACGAACCAAGCAGATTCCGGTGTATCGGCTGGTCGGCTTCGATCCGGATGTCGCCTTCGCGAAACGGCAGATCGATGCGCGCCAACACCGAAACGTCCCCGCGGAAGGGGTCGTTTCCGAGGCCGATGGAAAACGCACCGAAGAGGCTGCGCAAGTCTCTGACGCGCAAGGAGATTTGGACGCTGATACGAGCGCGGATTGGGCTTCCGAAGAAACGACCCCTCCGACGGGATCGTTAGTGGCAGGAACAGCCCCTCAGGAGGGAACGATCCCTTCCAAGGGAACGATCCCTTCCAGCCCTCGAAACGACCCCTTCCAGCCCTCGAAACGACCCCTTCCAAGGGGTACGGAACAGGTTCTTAACGGAGTATCAACCTCCGGAGCGCGCGCGCCTGCGCGTGGACGCGCGCGCGCGACCGAACCCGAGCTGCCGAAGCCGCCGGACCTCGGCGCCATCCGGCGGTGGTGGTGGTCGTCGGTGCTGGGCGCGTTCGACGACGAAGTCGGCACGCGGTTGCCGCAGTACCGCCGCAAGCAGTTGACCGACCTGCCGAGGGCGCTGGCCGACCGCATCGCCCACGCCGCGCTGCCGCTGAGCGAGCGGATGGTGGCGCTGGAACTGGATCGCGGTGCCGGTGTTGCGCGCCGCGGTGAAGCGTTCGAATCGATGTCGGCGGATGCGCGCGCCGAAGCTAGCCGTATCGTCGAGGACTACCTGCAGGCCTGCGCCGCATGAGCGCACCAACGCTGCTGCTCGACGAGGCCGGGCACAACAGCTACGCGAGTCGCTGCGGGCGGTACCGCATCGTGCTGCGGCCGGAAGGGCAGCGCTGGTTCGGGCTCGCGCACTTCTACGGCTTCCTGCTCCACCGTGACATGGGGTCCGTTCGTCAGGCACTACTGAACGACATCGCTGCGTGGTGCGCGAAGCATCGCAACCAGGTGCTGCCACAGATCGTCGAGTTCGAAGCCTGGGCGAGCCACCACTACGGCGTCGACCTCGCGCGCATCGCCGGCGCCGCGGCGCGTCGCGATCGGCTGCGGCAACTGATCCGGGCCGGCGGTGATCGCAACCTCGGCCTCCTGTTCCTGCGCGACCGACCCCCGATGACCATCGGCCAGGTCTACAGCCTGCTGTACGAGAACATCGAGCCGGAGGCGCGCAGCTGATGCGCCTCAGCGAGGATCAACTGCAGGTGCTGCTGAAGCAAGGCTCGGTCAGCGTCGGCCCCGCGCAGGTCGCCATCGTCCCGATCTCATCGCACGCGCCTTCCACGCTGCTGACCGCGCCGCCAATCAGGTTGCGTGGCCACGCCGGCAAGATGAACAAGACCGAGGCCGAGTACGCGCAGCTGCTAGAAGCGCGCCTCTACGCCGGCGACATCCACTGGTACCGGTTCGAAGGCATGAAGCTGCGACTCGCCGACAACACGTTCTTCAACGTCGACTTCGCTGTGCTGATGCCAGACCGCAACCTGCAGTTCCACGAGGTGAAGGGATTCATGCGGGATGACGCAAACGTCAAGATCAAGGTCGCCGCGGAGCAGTACCCATTCGACTTCCACGTCATTCGGAAGGTGAAAGGCCAATGGATCACGTACAAAGTTTGAGGCCCGTGCCAGGTCTCGATGGCTACGCGGTCGACGACGCCGGCAGCTTGTGGTCGCGGGTGCCCAAGAACGGGAAGGGACCGCTGACCGATGCATGGCGCAAGATGGCAGGAACCGCATCGAACCGCGGCCGCTACACCGCCGTGACCTGCAAGCGCCGCCGGCACTTGCTGCATCGACTGGTGGCGCTGGCGTTTCACGGTCCGTGTCCTCCGGGCTTCGAAGTGTCGCACCTCAATGGTGATGGGCGCGACAACCGGCCCTGCAATCTGCGGTACACCAGCCACGCCGAGAACGAGAGCATGAAGGCCCCCCACGGCACGTCGAGCAACGGATCTGGCAACGCCAACGCCAAGCTCACGGATAGCCAGGTCGAGGATATTCGCCGGGCGGCCAAGTCGCGCGGGGTCGGGGCGGCGCTGGCCCGTCAGTACGGAGTCTCGCAGGCAACCATCTCTTTCATTCGCAGCGGCAAGCGGTGGGCGGCATGAGTCAGGCCACAAGCAGCAACGTCATCAACCTGGATGACCGACGGCCGAAGGTGCACGAGCACATGGAGTGCCTGTTCTGCGGCACCAGGCATGTGATGGTGCATGCGGTCAGCCACCACCTGCGCTACTTCCCGTGCCCGGGCTGCGATGAGGTCGCCTCGGTCCCGGAGTGGAGGGTCAACCTCCAATGAGCGGCTGGGAGATGCTGGGGCCCGCGGCGCTGCACCCGGACCCGAAGAAGATCAAGGGCGGCACGCCCACGCTCACGCCCGACGATGTGCGCCTGGCATTGGGCGGCCTCAGCGAGAAGCCGTTCCTCTTTGGCATGGCGGCGTTCCTCGGTCACCGCGGCAGTATGGACAGGGTCGAGGAACTGCTCGGCTACGAGGTGGTCGCGCTGGCCGAACAGGAAGGCTGGGGCAGGGGGCGCGATCGCAACGGGCGCCGCACCGGCGAACTTACGGGCGAGGACATCCACCTGCTGCAACGGATGACGAGCCTGCTGCTGTTCGAGATCATCAGTGCTCGCTCGCGCCACGACACCTACGCCCACGAAGCGGCGCTGCCGTCCGGATCCGCCACAGTGCTGTGTCCAAGCTGCAAAGGCCGCGGGGATATTTCGATTGCCACGCCCGCGAGCGACGTCCGCGACCTCATCGCGCTGGTGGGGGAGGCGGTCGAGCACTTCCGCAACGCCGTGCGTCGTGGGCTGGTGTCGGACCAGCTCGAGGTGCTGCGGGATCGACGACGCGCCGCCCAGCGATCGCTGTCGGCGGCGTTGATGTGGCCAGCGCAAATCGACTGCCGGTTGTGCGGCGGGCGAGGGCGCTTCCTGCTCACCGCGTCACGCCGCGCGCAGATGCTCGGCGTCGCGCGCCGCACCTGGTACCTGCGCTGGGAGGAACGCTACGCGCTGGCACTGGTGATCCCGCAGAGATGGGAGGCCATCGCGGTCGGCCACGTGCGTCGGAAACTTTCCTACGAATAGGGCTTGACCCATCTTGCACACTTTTGTACACTAATTTCTAGCCTGTAGAAGTGTCTCTGCAGAGCGCGAAGCCCCGCCACCGAGCGGGGCTTTTTCGTTTCCGAACCCCCTGGGACTGCGGATGGAGACCGCCGCGGCCCGAACCTGCGGTCCCTGTGTGACCGCCCCTCGCGGGTAGCCGCGAGCTTTCTTTCCCCGGAGAACCCGTGCTGAAACATCAAGCGCCCGCAAGGGCGAGGCCCGCTGCTGCGCGCGTGATATTCGCCGCCGCGCTGCTGGGCTTGTCGTTCGCCCATGCCGAACCGCTGGAACTGACGATCACGGTCGGCGATGACCTCGGCCCATGGAAGGCGCAGAACTGCGTCGGGGAATCGGCCGACGTGCGGAATCTTCCGCCGTGCTTCCAGTTCGTGACGGCCGCGGGCGCGAAGCTGCGGGTGGATCGGGTCGCCTCCGCAACGGTAGCGGGCATCAGCGGCGGGACGCGCGTCGTCTATGCCGGGGCGAACGGCAAGCGAGGCGCGAAGCTCGGCGAGGTGCAGGTCGGTACGAAGGCCTCACCAATCGGCATCACCTGTGACCTGTCCGACCAGGTCACTTCCAGCGGCACCATCTACCGCCGCATCACGGACCCCCGCGTGCCTGAACTGCTGCGCGGCTACATCACGGGGTGTACGCCATGAAGCGCGGTTTGCAGGTCCTGCTGGCCAGCCTGTCGCTGGCCGCGCAACTGGCGCTCGCCGGCACGCTCCATCTCTCGATCAAGCTCACGCCGAGCGGCGGCATCTACGACGAGTTTCGGACCGGAAACGATGGCGTCTCGACAGTCCTGGACTGCACGCCCGCGAGCCTTCCCCAGCTCGCACTGCTGCAGGGTGACGCCTTCTCCAGTTCGGCGCGTGCCCTGTTCTCCGGCAGCGGTGCCGCCACCGCGACGCTCTCCGTCGTGCACGTGTCCGGTGACGACGCTGAAAGCGAAGGCTGGGGTATCAGCGGCGACAACCTGGTCAACGCCGGCAGCGGAACCGGTGGCGGTCAGTTCAGCATCCGCGCGGTTAAGGATGCGACGACCTTCGATTGCGGTCCCTTCAACTGGACCTACACCGCGGCGCCCATGTCGGATACGACGCCGCCTCTGCGCCCGTATGGATTCGCCGCGACGCCGGGTGTCGGTGGTGTGGCGACCTCGTGGGATGCGGTGACCGATGTGCCGGTGGGCGGCCTGGTCAGCGGCGTCGTCCAGTACTGCCTGCAGATGGACCTCGGCGCGTGCACCAACGTGGCCGCCGAAGGGCCGGGCCTGCAGCCGACCTATACGCTGGGCGATCCGTCGAGCCTCTCGCCGACGCTGACCTACAGCGGCGGCAACTTCACGCTGTCGGTGTCCGGCGAGATCGATGGCGTCCCGTCCCGCATTGCGCCGAGTTCGCCCAGCCAGCTGATCGCTGGGCCAGCGTTCATGTCCGGCCGTGTGTTCAACATGGCGGTCGCCGCGAATTACGCGAAGCTGGGCTTCTGCGCGACCTCGGCGACGCTGGCCACGGATGGGTGCTTCGGATCTGGCGGGATTACGTGGCTGACGCTGCACGCGCTGAAGAATCTCGACGGCACGTATATGGTTCAGGCGCGCGCGCGCCTCGCGGGCAACTCCGCGTTCAACGTGCCGGGCGTGTCGGTGGCGGTGCCAAGTGAGCCGTACCTGAAGCTGCAGGAGGTGTCCGCCGGCAACTGGAACTTCTACTACAGCCTGGACGGCGGCCCGTGGATTCTGATCAACGCGACGCCGTATGCCTTCGCCCTGCCGACCAACAAGCGCTGGGCGCCATTCGGTAGTGGCGGACAGGGCGGCACCGCGACCACGACCGGCGAACTGCGCAACGTCAACCTGAACAATCTGCCGCGCCAGTCGTACTTCTTCTCGACTGGCAGCAGCGGAAGCCTGACGGTCAAGGCTGTGGATGGCGCGAGCCAGACGAGCTTCGCCTCGGTGGCGCAAGTTGCCGGACCCGACACGACTCCGCCGCCGCCGAGCGAAGGCCTGCTGTACGACTTCTCGACATTCAACTGCACGCCTGGCGTGCTGACGCCGACGACGCTGGACGCGGTCGGCTTCAAGCACAGCCGGCACAACGGCAAGATCGAGTGCAGCACCGAGCACGCCCGCGGCACCGGCAAGACTTCCCTGAAGCTCACGCTGAAGGCACCGGACTGCTACACCACCTCTGGCGGTGCGAACCCGAACTGCTACGGCACGACCCGCGAGGAGATCTATCCGAACGGCAAGGTCGTCGCGGCCGGCTCCGGTGCGCAAGGCACTCAGTGCAGCAATGACCCGACCCACTTGCGCTGCGTGGGCAACGGGGACGTTGTCGCGATCCACAACGGTGGTGACCTGTGGATGGGCTTCTCCGTCTACCTGACCGAGATCGCGCCGAACGCTGGCGCGGTACTGCTGCAGCTCCAGCAGGGTGGGGATTCGCCTTGCGGGTGGGGACAGCCGATGTGGGCTCACTCGATCAACGCCGGTGGGTTGAACTGGCGCTCGTTCCACCGTCCGTGGGAGACGACCGACGTCTGCGACGACGCCGATCACTTCGGCAGCTTCCAGCAGATCCAGGGCACGTTCGGCTCGATCAACCTCAACGAGTGGACGGACTTCGTCTACCACTTCGTGTTCGACCCATCGGCGCCGCCGAACATCGGCAGCTACACGGTGTGGCAGAACGGTGTGCAGGTCCTGCAGCGTACCAACGTCCAGTTCGGCTACAACATCAACGGCACCAGCATGGACGACATGCTGATCAAGAACGGGTTCTACCACTGGAACCCGAACATCATCGGCCACTACATCGGCTACTTCGGCGAGTACCGCACCGCGCTGCCGGGTGAGGGCAGTTACGAGCTGGTGGCGCCGCGCGGCACGGGCAAGTACTGATGCCCAGCCTGTCGAAACTGCTGCTGAGCGCAGTCCTGCTCGGTGCGCCCGCGGTGTGGGCAGCGGACCCGGCCATCGTGGGGACGCCTGGCGTCGACCACGACAACGCCGCCAGTGTGACTCCCGACAACGGCGCCACCTCGGCTGCCGGCGACACGCAGCTCGTCTACGGAGCTGCGCGCCCGAACGCATCGCGCGTCATCGCTGTGGATGGCAGCCACACGCTGGTGAACCAGCGGCCGAACTCGACCACCACGGGCGCGACCTACGCGCACGCCATGTGGTCGAAGTCCGCCGGTGTGGCGGTCGCCGATCCTACGGTGAGCTGTACCGGTTGCACCTCAGGCGACACGGTATCGGCCATTGCCACGGTGGTTTCGGGCCTCGACGTCGGTGGCACGCTCGTGCATGCGGTGAACGATGGGACCAACTCGTCCACAACCAGCGGTTCGGATCAGGTCGCCAACACGCCGGGACTGACGATCACGAACGACCGCACCTTCATCGTCATGAACTGCCATTTCCCTGGCACGAGCACCGGAGTGTCGTACAGCGTCGCCGGGTTCACTTCGACGCTCGCCGGCGGGGCGGGCTCAACAACCCTCGGCAACGACATGACGGTGGCCCAGTTCACCAAGTATCAAGCCGTCGCTGCGAATCTTCCGGCCGGGACCATCACTTATCAGGGCGCGGGCAGCCCACTGCTGTCGGCCTGCATCGTGCAGGCATTCAACGCAGCGCCGATCCCTCCGGACTTCTCGGGAACGATTCCGACGCAGGCCCTCACCAAGGGCACTGCCATGACGACGCTGAATACCGCGTCGTACTTCACGGGGTCGCCGACGAGCTATGCCATCGGAAGTTGCACGTTGCCTGGCGGCCTGTCGTTCAACACCAGCACCGGTGCGCTCACCGGCACGCCGACGACCCCGGTGGGCGCCACGGGGTGCGTAGTCACAGCGACCAACGGTGCAGGCAGCGACGTCAGCAACGCCTTCAACATCACGATCGCGGCGCCTGCCGACAAGCTGTTCCTTACGCTGGGGTCGATCAGCAACCCATCGTGGATCATCGACTGGAACGCCGACCCGGACAATACGGACATTGCCGTCGGCGACATCCTCGAGGTGCCGACCATCACGTGGCCATCTTCGTACGCGCTGAACTGGTATTCGGGCGGACGCTTCTGCTACCCGTGGAACGGCACGCTGTGCACCGGCGGCGATGAGTCGCGACAGCTGATCCAGTTCGATCACTGGCGAACTGCCACGAGCGCGTGGACGGTCGCTGACGACAAGGTTTGGGTGGACGATCCGGGCATAAGGTGTGACTTCGAGGCCTATCCGGTCATCAAGGGTTACAAGATCGGCACGGCCCAAGACTTGATCGACTACGGCGGCACTCCGGAGGATCCGGTGTGCCGGCATCTCCTGGGCGATGCGCTGACGCTCACAACTGCGAGCGGCACTCCGCCGGCCGGCGTAGGAATTACCGGCCTGGTGCAGGACGAGGACGGCACGAGCACGGAGAACGAGGCGGGTGCTGCACTCACGATGCGCCTGACGTCGAACGTGTCCGGCATCGAGTTGGACGTGCCGAGCATCCTGTATCCCCTCAACACACTGACGCGTCCGAACTGTCTGGCATCGTCCATGACCGGGGCGGACTGCGCGCTGCTCGCGCCCTGGCTGAACACGCAGGCGACGTTCTCCTGCCGACGCCTGACGCCGCAAGACCGCGTCGTCGCGCAGGCCCAGGCTGCCGGTGACGAAGCCGAACCTTTCAGCGACTTCGACATCACGGTCGCCAAGCACTGCCCATACCTCGACGGGGTGATCCAGTGATTGAAGTGCCACTCGACGGCCAGCTCTCGCGCACGGTCATCTTCCAGAACCCTGACCTCAGCGGGGAACTGCTGGATCCGACCGGCGATGTCGATTACTGGATCTACGGTCCGGGCAACGCCGCGGCCATCAAGACAGGTACGCTCACGAAAAACACCGCCGACGGGGATGACGGGATTTTCTTCCTGAACATTCCAGCTTCTGCGGCCAATGGGTTCGCTGCTGGCAGCATGTATACGCTCATGGTCGGAGCGCAGGTCGGCATCGGTGCGTACCGACGCGAAGTGCTGGACACGATTCGCGTCATCGCTGCGGCCCCGCCGACGGCCGCCGATGTTGCGACCGCAGTGTGGGGCGCTGTCGCGCGCACGCTCACGGCGAACCCGGGCCTTGATGCAGCGGGTGTACGCGCTGCAGTGGGCTTGGCCGCGGCGAACACCGACACGCAGCTCGCGGCCATCGGCGGCAAGACTGCCGGCCTTCCGGCCGATACGGCCGCGGTACTGGCGGCGATCCTCGAAGACACGGCTGTCATCGGTGCGCTGGGCGCAGGCCTCAGCAACGTGCCGTGGAATACGGCGTGGGCCGCGCCGATCAAGGCGCAGATCGATGCGGCGCTGGCAACGGACGTGATTGCAGACTCGGTGCCTGCGGTCGGCGCTCGGCCGACGGTGAAGCAGGCTCTCTACGTGCTCGTGCAGTTCATGCTGGAGCGTGCTCGCGAGGGCACCACCATGACCGTGTACAAGCCCGACGGCGAGACGCCGCTCATGACCCTCACCATGGACGACGGGGGCAATCCGACCGCGATCGGCAGGGCGACGTAGTGTCGAGCGCGCTGATTACGCTGGGCCTGGGCGAGGCCGACGCGGGCAAGTCGCTGTTGCTGTTCGGTCTGGCACCCGATACACCCGACTCGCCTTATGTGCCTGCAACCGACGTGGTCGGGTTGGGCAAGGACGCTGCAATAGCAGCGGTCATCGCCGATGGCTTCGTTCCGAACCCACGCGAGGACTACTCGTCCGTCGTTGCCAAGGGTGTGGTCATCAGGCAGTTCCCGCATGCGGGCGTGGACACGTCGCCCGGCGCAATGATCGCGTTCTGGGTGTCGCTGGGCCCGCCTGCCGAGGTGATCGTGTCCGACGCTCCGGAGAGGGAGTTCACCGTCCGCAGCGTTGGAAAGGTGCGGTGGTGATCGACACGCGTATCGATGCCAGCGCTCTCGTGCGGCGCATGACTGAGCTGGAGAAGCGGCAGCTCCCTTTCGCCTTGGCCCAGGCGTTGAACGATACTGCGTTCGAAGTTCGGCAGGGTTGGCAGGACGAGATGTCGCGTGTGTTCGATCGGCCGACGCCGACGACGCTGCGGGCGGTGGTCTACGAGAAGGCGACCAAGGAGACGCTGGTTGCACAGGTCGCCCTGAAGGGATCGCCTGGTGTTGGCAAGTTTGTGGACCCGCGGTTCGGGACACCGGCCTACGCCAGTGACTTTGCCGGCTTCCAGATCCCACCCGTGAAGTACCTGCAGTGGCAGGTCCGGGGCGGAGCGCGCCGGCCGAAGCGCAGCGAGGTGCTGCTGCGTAACGCACATGTCATTGGGCCAAACGATTTCATCGTGCCCAGCATTACCGCTGATCTCGATGAGTTCGGAGGACTGAAGCGCGGCGTCATTCAAACCGTGCTGTCGGACCTGCAGGCTACGTTCGATCCCTTAGCGCGGAGCACCTCGGAAAGTCGCCGCAAGCGCTCACGGCGCAAGGACGTGAGCAGGCGCGCGCGGTACTTCGTCGGTGGCAAGGGCAGAGCCAAACACTTACCGAGAGGCATCTTCGAGTCGGTGCGTACAGCGTCCGGGTGGATGCTCAACATGGTGATGGCCATCGTGCGCCAGCCGCAGTATCAGCCGACCTACGACGTCTTCTCGATGGCGCAGCGAATCTGGGATCAGCGCTTTCCCGCCAACTTCGCAGCGCACATGAAGCGCGCGATGAGGTCGGCGCGATGATGGGAAATGTGCCCAGTCAGTTACTGACCGGCAACGCACGAACTTGGTGCGCAGTTATTGCCGATGCAGGAAGTCCGGGGGCCCCTGAGTGCTGCGGCGCCACCACGGGTAATTCGGACCCCGGTTTCTCACAGATTTCGGGGCTCTAGGTGCTCCACCACAGTTGCTGTTCTGACAGGGATTTCTCGGGGAATCCCGTTGGGCAGGCTGAGCACGGGCAATGCGATGGGCGAAGTTACGACATTCCAGGCGGGATGGTCCATCTCCCGCCTCGCGGATGAGTTCGGACTCGACCGCCGAACCGTAGCCAAGCGGCTGCGAGACGCGCACGTGCAGCCGTGCGGGAAGCGCGGTGGCAGCGATGTATACCGTCTCGCCGACGCGGCGCCGGCGCTTGTCGATCGCGCGCTCGCGGATCCGGAACAGCAGCAGAAGAATCCGCGCGACCTCCCGCCGATGGAGCGTCGCGCGTTCTACCAGTCGGAGAACGAGCGCCTCAAGGTCGAGGTGTCGACGGGTGCGCTGATCCCTGCGCCCGAGGTTGAGGCCGACTACGCCGCGCTTGTGAAGGTCGTCGCGCAGTTCTTCGACACGCTGCCCGACGTGCTGGAGCGCGATGCGGGACTGACCGGTGAGCAGGTCGAGCGCGTGCAAGAGGCCTGCGATCGGGTTCGCCAGGCGATATACGAGAAGGTCGTCAGCGACGATGTACGCGACAGCGGGTGAGGTTCGGCGGGATACCGCCGAGATGCTCCGCCCGCCGCGGCGGCTGCGAGTAAGCGAGGGCGCTGCGGTCCTGCAGATTGCCAACCCGTCAGGCAGCTTCGGGCCCTGGTCGCCGGACGTCACGCCGTACATGGTTGAGCCGCTCGACCTTACGGCGAGCCGCCGATACGAAGCGATCGTGTTCGTCGGGCCGGCACGCTCCGGCAAGACGGTTTCACTCGTCGATGGCCGCCTGGCGTACACGGTGACCTGCGATCCGGCTGACACGATGATCGTGCAGACGAATCAGACCGAGGCCGAGAAGTTCAGCAAGCTGCGGATCGCACGCGCCATCAAGGCGAGCCCCGAACTGCTGTCGCGGATAAGTCCACGTGCGCACGATGACAACGTGCTGCTGAAGTTCTTCCGCAGCGGCATGAGCCTGCAGTTCGGCTGGCCATCTCTGTCGGTCGCGTCGGGCAAGGACCTGCGTGTGGTCCTGATGACCGATGTCGACAACTTCACCGGCGACATGTCGATCGATGAGGCCTTCGGGATGTTCCTGAAGCGCATTCAGACCTTCATGTCCGCCGGCATCCTGGTGGCCGAGAGCTCTCCGGCGCGCGACTACGCGGACGGGAAGTGGCGCGCCTCGAGCGCGCACGCGGCGCCGCCGGCGCCGGGCATCGCTTCGCTCTACATGCGCGGCGATCGGCGGCGATGGTATTGGCCGTGTCCCGAGTGCAAGCAGTACTTCCAGGCGGCGCCCGGTCTGGACGGGTTTCAGCTGCCGCCGTGGAAGGAACTGCTGGAGCGCGTAGTGGCTGAGGACGTGCTCGTGATGGCACGCAAGTTCGCGCTCCTGTTCTGTCCGCACTGCTCGGTTGGCCTGGAGCATCGATGGAAGCGGCAGATGAATCGGGCTGGCCGCTGGGCCGGAGATGGACAGGCTGTGAATGAAGACGGAACAGTCTCCGGCAAGTTGGTGGAGTCGAGCACGGCGAGCTTCTGGCTCGGCGGTGTTGCCGCGGCATACCAGACTTGGACGTCGCTGGTGGAGCGACACCTGCAGGCGGTGCGGACCTTCGCCATGACTGGCGAGGAGAAGCCACTGCGCACGACGACGAACATCGACCAGGCTCTCCCATACCTGCCGATGGCAGCTCGCTCGGAAGGCGATCCGACAGGACTTGAGGCGCGCGCAGAGCAGTGGGCACCGGGCACCGTGCCGGAGGGCGTGCGCTTCCTCACCGGCCAGGTGGACGTGCAGGCGAACCGCTTCGTCGTGCTGATTTACGGCTGGGGTCCATCGCCGATCGGCGGCCTCGAGCGCTGGGTGGTGGACTGGTTCAGCCTGAAGTCCTCCCGGCGCGAGGATGGCCATGGCGGCTACTTCCCGCTGGATCCGCCGAAGTACATCGAGGACTGGGACCGGCTGATCGAGAAGGTCATCACACGGCGCTATGCGTTGTGTGACCACTCCGGCCGGACGCTGCCGGTGCGCGCCGCCGCCATCGATTGGGGCGGTAAGTCCGGCACGTCACAGCGCGCCCTGGAGTTCTGGCGGAAGCTGCGCGCGCAGCGCCTGCACTGGCGAGTCCGTCTCACCAAGGGCGATGGCCGCGCGGGCACGCCACTGATTCGCGAGACGAACCCCGACGCGCGTAAGCGCGAGGATCGCAAGTCAGGGGCGATCGGCGACGTGCCGCAGCTGCTGATGAACGTCAACCGGATCAAGGACACGGTCGGCGCGAACATCGCGCGTGAGGACCGCGGCCCCGGCTTCTTTCACTTTCCGTCCTGGCTGCCGACTGCGTTCTACGAAGAGCTCACGGCGGAAACCCGGACCGACAACGGATGGGTGAATCTCGCTCATCGGCGCAACGAAGCACTCGACCTCACGGTGCAGGCAGACGCGCTGTCGCTGTGGCTGCGCTTCGGATCGATCAACTGGTCTTCGCCGCCCACATGGGCCGCGGAGTGGGACAAGAACCCCGAGGTGCTGCTAGGCGAGGAATCGCCGAAGCCCGCCCCTCGGCCGACGCGGCGCCGCGTGGTGCGCAGCAAGTACCTGAGGGGATGATGGCGATCACGCAGGCCGATATCGACAAGCTCAACAGGGCTATCTTGAGCGGTCACCGCTCCGTGCAGTACCGGGATCGAACGGTCTCCTACCAAAGCACGCAGGACATGATCGAGGCGCGCGACCGGTTCCAGAAGGAACTCGATGCCTCGCAGGGCAAGCGCCGGCGCCGCACGTTCCGCGCATACCAGTCCGGAAGCGGCTACTGATGTCCGACGGATTCACGCTGCCGGCTGCGTCCGCCCAGAACCCGGACTATCGCGCCGGCAGCGTCGGTCGGAGGTTGCGCACGTGGCGGGTCGGATCGCCCGGTCCGAACACGGTCAACGTCACTTCGCTGGGCACGATTCGCAACCGTGCGCGCGACGCGGCGCGGAATGACCCGTGGGCGGGCGCGCTCCTGGACCGGTTGGACTCGAACGGTATCGGCGTCGGCATCCAGGCAAAGATGGTCAATGGCGACGCGGACCTGAAAAAGCAGGTGAGCGCGCTCTGGAATGCATCGTGGTCGGAGCTCGATGCCGATGGCGTGCTGGACTTCGGAGGGCTGCAATACCTCGCGTGGCATGAATGGGCCGAGGTGGGTGAAGTGTTCGCGCGCCTGCGTCCACGCCGGGAGTCGGACGGCCTGCAGGTGCCATTGCAGGTGCAGTTGATCGAGGCCGAGCAGTGTCCCGCCGACCTGTACCGACAGTCTCCGAACGGCAACCCGATCCGCGCCGGAATCGAGTTCAATGCGATCGGCAAACGGCTCGCTTACTGGATGTATCCGCATCACCCGGGTGACGGGCATCAGTGGAACGAGAGCAACGAGCTGCGAAGGATTCCGGCTGAGGAGGTGATCCACCTCTATCGGCCGACGCGCGCGGGCCAGCTGCGCGGCATCCCGGATTGGGCCTCGGTCATGGTCCGGATGTTCCACGTGGACAGCCTGGACGACGCGGTGCTTGAGCGGCAGAAGATCGCCAACCTGTTCGCGGGCTTCTACACGCAGACGCCGGGTCCGGAGGATCCGAACAGCCCGAACGAGGGCGCGACGACTGACACGGATGCGGACGGTACGCCGCTGGTCGGGCTGGAGCCGGGCACGATGCAGGAACTGCCACCGGGCATGGAGGCGCATTTTTCGCAGCCGCCGGCACCTGGCAACGACTACGGCGATTTCCTGAGAGGGCACCTGCAGGCGATTGCGGCGCGCGTGGGCGTGCCCTACGAAGTGCTGACGGGCGACCTGCGCAACGTCTCTGACCGGGCGCTTCGCCTGATCCTGAACGAGTTCCGTCGCGGGCTCGAGATGCGCCAATGGCTCTTCTTCATCCCGCAGTTCTGCCAGCGAATCAGGATCGCCTGGTTCGATCGGGCCGTCCTTTCGAGCGCGCTCGACGTGGCCGACTATGCCACGCAGCGCGCTGAGCTAACGCAAACGCTGTGGGTGCCGCAGGGATGGCCATACAGCCACCCGGTGCAGGACGTTGCCTCGGACGTAAAGGCGATTCGCGCAGGCCTGCAGAGCCGCAGTTCCACGATCCTCGGTCGCGGCGACGATCCAGAGCAGGTGGATGCGGAGATCGCAGAGGACGACAAGCGTGCGGAAGGCTACGGCCTGGTGCTCGAAAGCAACGCCAAACATGTCAGCAACGCCGGCGTTACGCAGGCGCGACCCGAGGGCACGACGCTGCCCAATGGCGACAGCGTCGCCAACACAGACGAGGAGTGATGATGCTCAACAAGTTGAAGGTGCTGTCGCGACTCTTCGGACGTACCGAGAGTCCCCTGGTCGCGCGGCTGTATAGCCACGCCTTCCATCGGCCACTGTTCGTCGAGCCCCGCATGGGCGAGGCGTTGATCAGCGCTTATCTCTCCGGCTCTGCGGAAGCGCCAGGTCCGGTGAGCCAGTCGGCGCCGACCGACAGCGGTGTGGTCGCGGTCCTGAACGTATCTGGTGGGCTGACGTCCCGGCCGGAGCCAGGAATCTGCGGCGATGGCCCCGCCAGTTATGAGGCCATCGGAGCTGCATTTGACGAGGCGATGGCCGACCCGCGGGTCAGTGCGGTCGTACTTCGCATCGATTCTCCGGGTGGCGTTGCCGCGAATCTCTTCGACCTTACGGACCGGATCCATGCCTCGCGCGGGCAGAAGCCAATCCATGCGGTCGTCGACGACTACGCATTTTCTGCGGCGTACGCGATCGCCGCCGCGGCCGATCAGATCTGGGTCTCGCGCACCGGAGGTGTCGGGTCCGTGGGAGTGGTCGCATACCACTTCGACCAGAGCGCCTACGACGAGAAGATCGGCGTGAAGGTCACGCCGATATATGCCGGCGCCCGGAAGATCGACTTCAGCCCGCACTTCGCGCTGTCGGAGGATGCGCTGGCGCGGGAACAGGTGGAGGTGAATCGGCTGTACGAACTCTTCGCTGGGTCCGTGGCGCGATATCGCGGTCTCGAGCTCGATGCAGTGATGGGAACCGAGGCCGGTATTTTCTATGGTCAGGCAGCAGTCGCGGCGCGCTTCGCCGACCGCGTCGGCACGCTGCGCGATGCACTGGCCGCGCTGAGTGCAGGTCCCGTCGAGACCCCGCCGGCGCCGGCTCCCAGCGAGAACGACGATGCCGACGAGGCGGAGGACGCGAAGCTGGCAGACGCCGCGGCCATGGTCGCGGCCCTGAACAACTCCCGGTTGCCGGCGCAG